CGGAGACTGCCCTGATAAGTCACCACCATTCAGGTGCATTCCAATCAAACCAACAAAAATATTTAATAATGTTGCCAATTTGGTTGCAAATGCTCCAACGGTTGTGCTAGCAGGAGGAAGATATTCAGTACCATAACTAAGAATTTCCCCCTCATGCTTGACACCACCTAAGGCAGGTAGTTCAGTGCAATAAACAATTCATTGTAGTTTCGACCGGTATCTCAATCACCCTATTGAGGGCGATTGGAAGCCTTGGTCGTTGAACCGCAAGAGTACAGTTCGGCGGGTGTCATTGCCGCTTGATAACACGGCTGAGCACATTGACACCCTGTCTGTGTGTGTTGTTGTTGTTGTCCGCTTCAGAGATTTTCGCTTCTGGTAATTCTAAAAATTCCAGCTTAGACATTCTTTTTCGCAACTCAAATATTTGGAGTAAAAGGTCTGTTTCAGGAGTTCTCATAATACTCAAAGGGCTTGTTATAGCGGAGCCATTGAAAAGTCTTACAATATACATAAAGGTGGGACTTGTTAAAGTCCCTCCAATAAGGGTTGCTGTTGTAGCTGCAGCCCCATCAGGATCAAAGAACTGAGCTTGCACCCAGGGCCTCTGTCCACCTAAAATTAGAGAGCCAACAGTAACACACGTAAAAGTGTTGCTACCGGAGACATCTGTCGAGATGGAATTGAAAGGTCCTGTTTGTTGAGTCTCAGTATTGTTCCCAATTGCAACAAATGAACTAAGTCCAGTACCACCTGTTGCTGCATAATTTAAGAACTTAACTCCAGCCATCACCATAATAGTATCCCCTGTTCTACACCCGAGTGCAGATAAATCAACAGCGTTAGAACTTTGCGCGGGAGGAACAAATAACGATAGTTGTCGACCATTAGTCTCAACCTGCGCTAATTGTGCCAATTTGCTATCTAAAAGATTCCACGCAATACCTCCACTAGGACTATCCACAAACTCAGTTTTCACTTCAACACCGTCAGCGTTATTGATTGTTGCAGCAATAGCACCATCGACCTGAAGAGAAAATTGATTACTAATTCCAGACAATTCCAACTCATATTCAACCTCAAGTTCACCCAACTCACCAGAAAGATCTGCATCAAAAGAAATTGGAGAATACGTCACCATGTGATAAACACATTGGGTTGTTAACCTTATGTCTGACCCATCATCTTGCATGAAGAGCCAGGGTGCACCTTTTGGATTCCTGTACACCGACGCTGCACTCTCAAACGCCTTATGAGTGACATGTCCGACAATGGAGAGCATCTGGTTAATCTTCGCCTGACCCTCGAGTAATTCATCTTTCGGGTCGGGTAAAAATCCATGAACCAGAGCTCCTTTGTAGGCCGTGTTTTCATTAGCCGTGAAATGCATTTTAATTCCTTTAAATTTGTACTTCTCGTATAGTTGAGCCATAGCCTGAAGTCTAGTATTGATAAAATTGTTTGGGTTAATTTCAAATGTAAAAATTGTCGCACCTGATGGAGTGTTGGCAGCAATAGTAGGCCTACCAACAAAGTCACATCCAGAGATTCTAAGACTGTTTCCAGCTCCAGAGACCCTATACGACCCACGTGGCAACCGAGACATTGGAGTGTTGACTCCAAGGCCCGCGGATTGAACATTAGGTCGGTTAAGGCCTCCAGATCCGCCTTTACGAGCTGCTTTTCTTGCTCGCTTCTTTGCGGATTTAGATTGGGCAATGGTTTGTTTCTTTGCTGATTGCTTTGCTGCATGGATCTTTGCTCCTTTTGTTTTCTTACCCATAATAAAATCGCCGGCTTTACGTATTAAGCCTTGACCAACGAAATAAGTTGCTGCTAGAGGGTCCTCAAAGAACGCGTCTCTTGCAAATTGAAAATCGGCTTCGGCTAGATCTTCTCCGAAGTCGTATTGATAGTCGTGATCTTTACACACACTATCTAGCTTGTCTATAGCTGGTGCACTATAAGTTGGATCTCCGTATCCTGGACCACAGTAATTCCCGTGGTACTTAAAGCGCATACAAAGTGAATACTGATCGTATCACTTTGGGCTCAATGGAACCAGGGAGCCACGCTGGAACCATGTCTTCTTTACCTGAATTTTCGAGATTTAGCCAAAAGAACGACCGAACCTCTTCTAAAGACGGAACCGAATGAGCTACATACACACTCAGATCAAGGAGGTGACCAGTCAAGTCATCATCGTCTGCTAAAAGTTTCGTCAAATCAACGTGCCCATGAGCTTGTTTGTGAAGATACACGCAATACTTATAACAGTAATCCGTGTACGCTTTCGAACAAAAAGCACCTAAAATATACAAAGCCAAAGCCTTTGCATACTCTTGGCTAGCCGTCAAAGATTCACGCTTCTGTTGAAAACCCGCGCGCAATCGAGCTTCTTTATACCTCGGTACATAAAAACCCTTATACACGATGATTTCAGCACCCAAAAACGTGAGACCCTCAACGGTATCTTGGACAGCATCGTCCTGCAATTTCAAGAGCCAGCCATATCGCTCATAAAACTCTGCCCTCACCTCAAAAGGCGCGAGAAAAGATATGTCGCAATGGAGTGAAAGCAGATTGTCGTCCGCATAGATCGCACCACACAACAACTGCATAATGTCAAACATTCCAAAAGAATTTTCCTCTGGTTCACAAAAATGAATAATCATCGAAACCAAAGTGAACATATGACCTAAGCAATTATCAGAAGTAGTGTTTTCGCGACCCGACAACTGACTGCCGAAGACTTGAATAACCTGACCATTACCAAGTATAATGTAGGCAAACATATCTTGAATGTATTGATAATTCACCCTGTCGGTATATTCCGGGTCAGACCCGGTATACACCGCCAAGCGCAGAAGCCTGCAGATATTCATTAGAGCTGTTTTAAACCATTTGTCAAACTTAGACACATCACCTGTTATGAACTTCCTTCTGATACCCCATCTGAGCATTAGCATCTTGATAAGTTTATGAAGTCCTCCGTATTGAAAACGTTTACCCACTCCGATGAGCCAGTCCATCTTATAAAGTAGCTTGTTAAACTTTTGGAAATCTTGTGCGCAAGAAAAGTAATGATAAGCATGAGGGAATTCAAAAACTCTCACATCCTTTTCATTCACCTTCTCTTTCGGGAGAATCTCTCCTTTACCACTCATCACAAAAGGTACAGGCCAGTTATTTCGATGGGCTTGTTCTCTCCAGATTGGATATTCAACACTGAGGAAGCCATGGTCTACCAAGGCGCCTTTGTTTGGAAACACTTTGTCCAAGCCGAAACCACACGAACCATTACGATTGTATGACACGGCCCCAAGTGGGATTTCATGGGATTCCACACCATGATATTTAAGTATGTCAACCATAATCTTGAAAGTCCTATTAATAACATAGGGATCTAGATCTATCGGGGTCTCCAAGTTTCGGCAAGTAATCTTACCTAACTGCTTGACCTCACTTTCAAAATCAGGGCTTACAAACATAAATTCTTTTCCAATGAAGTGTTCGCAATTCGGATCAAATTGCTTAAGAAAGACACTAGGCTTAAGTTGTGAAATTTCCTTCACTCTACAATTCTTCCTAGCATGAGATAAGAAGCCTACATGTCGTGCGAACCCAAGATCATTAATTACTGGGACGCCTGGTGGGGGTTCGTCTTTGAGCTGGTTCCACCAAGCCGAGTGAGGGGGGGCACCAACCCCCGAGAAAATTAGTTTTTTGACAATCGTCCTGCATCAACTTCCCTTATCAGGTCGTCGGTCCAGGCTTCAAATCCATTCATCTGTATCTCAGGATCGAGACCAAACTCGTGGACACCGTAGTGGAAATTTTTAGTAGCTGATAGAATTCCAGCTCCACTAACTCCATGCTCCGTGCTGATAGTGTGATACCAATTTCCCTCTACTAATTTCGTAGATCCATTGGCACTACCCATACAGAACTTAGAATCACCATAGTACCCAAAGACACGAACAGGTTCGTCTCTCTGAGGAGCTTTGGCTTTGAAGCTAGGCATCTTAATCTTCTGATAAGAAGCCCCACACGGTATCAATAGGGCAATATCTTCACCAATCTTCTTCATATATTTGGCAGTGAATGTTGTTCCATCGAACATACATGTTACCATGTCTCCCTTCTTGACATCCCCCACTTCGTTTATCACATGTTGAGCGGTCACTAACACACCATTAACCAATGCGGTAGTTCCCACAGGCACATAGCCATCGTTGTTATTATCAACACCGTTTTGCTTACGCATGACTAGTGCAACGGTACGGTTCAAATCATTAGCGGTTGTAACCGGTGAGCTGTGAATAAGATTTTCCTGCGATTTCTTCACAGGAGGCTTTGGTAGCGGTTTAGGTGTTGGCACTACACAAGTAGAATGAGGTCCTTGAGTACCACACTTTGGGCACTTAGGCACAAAATCAGACTTTGCTGGGCTTTCACCAACATTTTGTCCAATCCTCTCCAACAACTCCCACACCACTTCAGTCTCCTCTGATGACTGCTCCTCCTCAGTTAAACACGTTAAGACGAGGCTCTCCACCTTATAAGAAGGGAGGAGGTTCGCCTTTATTTTACGTAACTCTTGAAGGATTCTTCTTCTCCGTTCAACTGCATCCAGTTTAGATGACAAAGCAATCTTGATGTTAGGATCAACACCATGATCTTTTAACCAAGCCCTAATATCTCTAATTTCTTGGAGCATAGTCTTAAGTTCCTTATCATCAGTAACCATTTTCGCTTTCATTCTAGCCTCAAGCATCGCTTCCAAATCCACAGCCTCATTTTGGGCTGTTGTCTCTTTTTGGACAGGTTTAAAAACAACACCTTTAGCTTTCCTTACAGCTATAAAGTCACTCAACCGTTTCATTCTTCTTTCTATATCGTCCAGCATCTGTTTTCTTGCTGCTTTTAGGTCGACAGGAGTAATTAGCTTCGCACCTGCTTGTCTCTTCGGTTTCCGAGTAACGCGAGTAGCCTTACCGGACTTTCTCTTTCGAGTACCCTTCGCAATCCTTCCTTGAATGGCATACATATCATCAAACACCTTCGCTAAATCCTTCTGGGCATCGGCTATCTCACTAGCAGTGATCATAGCCCCGTCCGGATTACTAGCCAAATAGTCTTCTGCTTTACGTATCCAGTCTTGAATTTCATACGCTTGATCGTCCAAATAATCTATCCTATCGTTCTCATCATCGTCTATCTCTTCTAGAAATGCATTCCAATAATCCTCATCGTATGATTTTGAAAACTCCTCATCTTTAGTTTGCATAACTTTGCGAACTGCTACAGCCTTAACTGGTTGGGGTTTGTCATCAACCTTAATGACAGGATCCTCAGGATCCCCCCCCACAGTTAAAGTTATCTTCTTCTTCTTGGGAAAGAAGAAGTTGTAACCCTTCACAACCACGAAAACCAAAAGCGGGGCAATTAATATCCCTACTACAATGGAGAGCGTTCGTTTTGACACTCTCCGCTTAATAGGAATAATCACACGCCGAATTTTGTTTACAACTGCCAGCAAAGACTTCCGAATGACTTTACCCACCGATGACACAAACAAGAGCAAAGGATCAATTAAAGCACCAGATATCGGTTCATTGAAGACATTATCAAACGACGTATATGCTTCTTTGTACCTAGGACTTTCTCTGATTTTCCTCAAACTCTCCCGTTCAGGATAAGACCATCCCAAACCTGTGACATCACCTACACCTTTAGTCTTGACTTCATGCTCACCTACATTTATCACACCCCCCGACAGAAATTTTGTTCTAATATCCTCCATTCTATCAGCTTCACCTCTTAAATCTTCATAAGCTTCGACAATTGGTCCAACTATCTTATTAATTCTTTCTGCAACCTTAACCTCCAACAGGTTCATAGCTTGCATTGCCGCTAAAGAAGCGGAAATACCTGTTTTAACAGGATAGTGGTATGCTTCAGGAGACTTTTCAACAACTTCAGTAGCTAATTCCACCACATGAACCTTCTTCATAGCTTTTCTTAGTTTATATTGGTTGTAGCCAGTAGCTATAAAGACATAAATACCAATTCCTAGTAACACATCATTGAGATTGAGCGTCCTATATAAATCAATGAGAGCAAGTTTAACAAGGGATGGCACACCCTTAAGTGCTGACCACATGCCACTCATAGAATAAGTAGCATAAATGGCAGCACCAGCGTGGTACATCCATTTGCCAATCTTCTTGCCTCTAGAATATATAAGCCCCGCCGCATAGTATGCCCCAGAAATCATCATACATCCAATAGTTATTTGCCAACCCAATCCAAGTGCTAAGAAGGAGTGTGGGAACACCAAAAAAGATGCCCATACACTTCCAACCCATGTAGTAGCTAACAATGCTGAAATGGCTGTTCCAGCCCCAATGATTCCCTCCGTCAAATTTATTCCGAAAAAAAGAGACCACAAGGCGATCAATTTCAGTTTCTTCCATGACCAACGGAAGATTCGCACTACTCTATCTCCAATATGGAATCCTGTGAACATATCTTCGGTCCAGTCCTCAATTGAATCCATCTCTTTCTGGACTTCCTTTTCCTCTTCAAGTTCGGAAAGGGAGTCTTCAGAAAAAGAGAGAGTCCTCCGAGGAGCACGATGCTCCTTAATAGCAGCAACATACTCTTTACTGGCAACGACTTGTCTGCACGCATTCAAATCCACTTCAGAGACAGCATCATAGTCTATCATAAAAGTGCGTATGGCTAACTCATAGCCCACACCTCCTGCCACGCGCTCGTGTACAGGTTGGATCCTACAAAACTGCTCCACTTGTAGTCGTGTAGCAACTTCCAACTCATGGTATCGTTTTATAGCATCC